CAATCCAGATAGTGATATTCCTATGGCTGTGGCTAAATTACCACAATGTGTTATGGAAAAGCATTTTACATCCGATCAGTTACATCACGATGTTTTTAAAATTATATTTTAGTAAAAGGAGAAACTTATGGCACAACTATTAACTTGGGATGATGTAGGTGAACGTTTCTTCGAAACCGGCGTATCAAAGGCTGTGTTATATTTACTCACCGCTGGTGCTTATGATACTGGTTTTGCTTGGAATGGTTTGACTGCTGTAACCGAAAGTCCTTCTGGTGCTGAACCCACCGATTTGTGGGCTGACAACGCAAAATATTTGACCCTGCTTTCTGCAGAGTCTCTTGGTTTGACCATTGAAGCTTACACATATCCAGATGAATTCGCTGTTTGTAATGGCGAAGAGGAACCCGCGACTGGTGTTATGGTTGGTCAACAGAATCGCGCTGTCTTTGGTTTGTCTTTTCGTACCGAGATCGGTAACGATGAAGACGGTAATGCCCACGGTTATAAACTTCATTTGGTTTATGGCTGTTTGGCTTCGCCTTCTGAGAAAGCTTATAATACGATTAATGATAGCCCAGAAGCTATTACTTTTTCGTATGAAGTTAGCACTACACCGGTTCCTGTGACTGGTTATAAACCAACGGCTCTGATCACAATTGATTCTCGTACAGCTGATCCTACGAGCCTAGCTGCTCTTGAAGTCATTCTTTACGGTGACGACGTGGGCCCGACGCAGCCTTTGCTGCCTCTGCCTGATGCTGTTATCGCTGCTATGACTCCGTAATTTCGGCGTTGATCAAAAGAAGGGCCCTATATTTCGATATAGGGTCCTAATTTATCTTGATAGGAGAAAAAAAAATGATAAAAGAAACAATTAGTTATGAAGATTTTGATGGTAATCTAAAAACAGAAGATTTCCATTTTCATCTAACACAAGCGGAACTGGCTGAATGGGAAGCATCTGAAAAAGGTGGTTTATCCTCAGTGATTGAGCATATTGCTGCTGAAGAAAACATGGCTCAATTAGTTAAATTGTTCCAAGAAGCCATTAAAAAATCTTACGGTAAAAAGACCCCAGACGGTCGATTTATCAAAAATCAGGAACTTTTGGATGAGTTTGTTAGTAAACAAGCTTATAGTGACCTGTTTATGAAATTGGCAACTAATGCGGAAGCCGGAAAAGCTTTCGTTAATGGTATCATGCCAAAAATTAAGCAGTAAAAATTTAAAAAAAAAGAGGCGAGAGATGTTAAAAGTAACAATTGCAGAACAAGAGTTGTATGACGAATCTCAAAACATTTTTCTAACAACAAGGGAAATTACACTATCACTTGAACATTCTCTCGTCTCCCTTAGTAAGTGGGAGTCAGAATGGAAAAAACCATTTTTGACTAATAAGAACTATTCTAGAGAAGAAACTTTGTCATATATTAAGTATATGACATTAACTCAGAACGTAGATGATAGCGTATATTCTTTTATGCCACAGGACATTATAGACAAAATTTTAAATTACATTGATGATCCTATGACCGCTACTACGTTTAGAAAAGAAAAAACTAGAGGTCGTGGCGAAATCATAACAGCCGAGATAATTTATCATTGGATGATTGAATTTTCCATACCTTTTGAATGCCAGAAATGGCATCTTAACCGATTGTTAACATTAATAAAAGTTCGTAATATTAAAACCTCAAAACCAAAGAGAATGTCTAAATCTGAGATTATTCAGAGAAATAAAGAACTCAATGCTCAAAGAAGAAGTAGTTTAGGAACTAAGGGTTAGGGACATTATGGGACTAAAATTCACACATCGTGGTAATTTTAATAATATGGAACGATATTTGAGACAATCTAAAGAAGAAAACATAAAAAGAATTTTGCATATTTATGGACGAAAAGGACTTACTGCTCTTGAATCTGCTACTCCAATGGACACAGGAGAAACCAGATTGTCTTGGCATTATAAGATAGTAAAGACAAGATCTGGATATTCTCTCAATTGGTATAATACCCACATGGCAGGAAGTGTTCCCGTTATTATTCTTTTACAATACGGACACGCTACTGGTAGTGGTGCGTACGTACAAGGAAGAGACATTATTAATCCGACCTTACGTCCTATATTTGATAGTCTAACGATAGAATTGTGGAAGGAGGTACAAAAGGTATGAGTCAAACCATTGACACCAAGGTTGTAAGTGCGAAATTCGATAATAAAGATTTTTCTAGCGGAACAAAAGAAACTTTAAAAGATATTGACGCACTCAAGAAGGGTTTAAACTTTGACGATAGTGTTAAAAGTTTAGATGGTATTAGTAAAGCAGCGAGAAGAAGCGATTTAAGTCCATTATCTCAAAGCGTTGAAGGAATTAAGAATCGTTTAAGTGTCTTAGGAATTGTTGGTCTGACAATTATTCAGGATCTTACTCGTGGGTTTATCGGTTTGGGACAGAAGGCACTTAATGCTTTTACTACACCAATTAAAACCGGTTTACAAGAGTACGAAACGCAGATTAATGCTATTCAAACGATTTTGGCGAATACGGCATCTAAAGGAACGACCCTTACTCAAGTTAATGACGCACTAAATGAATTGAATACTTACGCAGATAAAACTATATACAATTTTACGGAAATGACACGTAATATTGGTACGTTTACTGCTGCTGGTGTTGATTTGGATACCTCAGTTCAAGCAATTAAGGGTATCGCTAACTTAGCTGCTGTTTCTGGATCTAATTCCCAACAGGCCGCTACGGCAATGTACCAGCTTTCACAAGCTTTATCTTCTGGTACTGTGAAGTTGATGGACTGGAACTCGGTGGTTAATGCTGGCATGGGTGGTCAGGTATTTCAAGATGCTCTTAAAGAAACAGCTCGTCTGCATGGAATTACAATTGATCAGATGATTAAAGACGAAGGCAGTTTTAGAGAGACGCTTAGTAGTGGTTGGTTATCTAGTGAGATATTAACAGAAACTTTAGCTAAATTTACTGGGGATCTTTCAGAAGCTCAACTAAAAGAAAAAGGTTACACCGAAGAACAAATCGTTGCGATACAAAAGTTGGGTCAAACAGCGAATGATGCCGCGACGAAAGTTAAGACATTTACGCAACTTAAAGATACTTTGGCCGAAGCGTTGCAGTCTGGATGGACTCAGACTTGGACGATCTTGCTTGGAGATTTCGAAGAAGCTAAATACCTTTTCAGTTCAATTAGTGATGCTATAGGAGCTATGATAGGCCAGTCCGCAGAAGCAAGAAATAATTTACTTCAAGGTTGGAAAGATCTTGGCGGCCGCAAAGAACTAGTTGAAGCTTTTTGGAATACTTTTGAAATAATAGCCAATGCACTTGATGCTGCAAAGGCGGCTTTCAAAGAGATATTTCCACCCGCTACAGCAAAACAAATTTACGATTTTACTGTTCTGATTAAAAAGTTCACTGAGTCTATTGTCATGGAAGGTACTTGGCTCGGCAAAGTTAAAACTATTTTTAAAGGATTCTTTGCTATCATTGATATAGGGAGACTATTTATAGAGGCTCTTATAAAAACTTTGGCTAGATTTTCTGATAAATTCAAAGCTGCTGGTGGTGGTTTATCTGATTTCGTTCTGAAAGTTGCACAATTCTTTATTGACTTAAGAGAGTCAATAATAGAAGGAGATACTTTTATTAAATTCTTTGACAAACTAGTAGAAATTCTAACCCCAGTAGCCAAAGTTGTTGGTGGGATATTTGTTGCTATTGCCGCTGGAGTTAAATCTTTATTTAGTTTAGACATAACTCCGGTAAAAGAATATTTCGATAAACTTAAAATAAGCTTAAAACCAATGGGGAAAGTTGGAACTGTATTTTCCAAAACAACCAATGTTCTCGGTGATTCGATGAAAAAATTCGAACCCATTTTATTAAAGTTTGGTGAAATGGCGTTAGATGCTTTTGAAAAGTTTGTGGATTTTATCGGAAAAGCTGTTGATAAGATTGATGTCGATGCTGTTCTTAAGGTGTTGAATGGTGGATTGTTCGCGGCGATATTAGCATCAATAAACGGTTTCATCAAACAGAGTAAATCTGTCGTC